ACTAGAAGATAGGCGATTTGGAAAAATAGATAAATGGCTGTAAATTTTACAAACAACTGGAAGAATATTTTAGACAAGTTAGAGTCTGTTTTGGAAACAGAATTTAAAGGTGCTCTACCTGTTTATAAAGGTAAAGATATACCTAAAGGTATAAATCAAGCTTTACAACTTATACCTACAGGTTCAGTTTTGACTGATTATAATGCTACCTCTGAAACAAGAGAATTTTCTGTAACTGTTAGGTATGTTTTTGCAGAAGCTAATGTTAATGAAAGAGCATTAGATCACATTCTAAGACAGATTTCAAGAATAGAAGCTTTAATACATGATAATGTTTCTATGAGTTATACAAATGAAAATTCACAAACAGAAAATGTTTTTAATTGTAGGTTTGAAAGTACAGATTTAAATACTGATGATGAGTCAGGTGTTTATGTAACAGAGTGGGTATGGAAATGCCAACACTTAGGAAATGTAGGTTAGGAGATATTATGAAAGTAAAGCTTAAAAAAGGAGAGCATTTATCATCTATGGATAATTATTGTAATTTACTATATGAAGATTGGTTGGCTCTTGAACAAGGTAAGACAATAGAACTTGAGAAAATCAATAAGTTCATAAAAGATAAAATAGAAATAATAGGTGCTAATAAAGTAGTTAAGCAACCTAAATCTCAAAAGGAGGAAAAATAAATGGCAAATGCAGTATTTTCACCCAAGGATTTTAAAGCTTGGGTTATAGAAGAAACACAAACAGGTACAAAACCAACAATAACTTCAGGATTGTATCAATTAGATGTGGATTCTGTTTCATTTCCAAGTTTAAATGTAAATCAAGTTACTTCAGTTAGAAGTAATACATCACGAGTTGCTCATATTAATGATTTTTTTCAAGATAATGATTATAGAGCAGTAGAGGTATCATTATCAGGAACATGGCATAAAGATGGTGGGCATGTAATGTTGTTACAAAGTGTTTGTTCTAACTCATTAACTCCTGACTCTGTTGCAGATGTTACAGTAGGAACTTCAGCTTCAGCTACAGTAGGTAAATATGGGGAATCAGAAGCAAATAAAACATTTACTTTAGTTTTATCATCACCTGATCAAAATGATGGACAAAACATTGCTATGGTTGGCTGTCTTTGTACTAGTTTTACAATAAATGCTGATATGGGAACTGATGGAGGTCAATATAAATGGAGTGCTACTATAAGTTCAGGCAGAGTTCCTGATCTTTCAGAGGGTAGTGCTGCAGCAGGAACTGCTTATAGTGCAACTTCTGTAAATATGGCTGCTCTTGATGTTTCAGAGCTTAGAGTTGCAAGTAAAACTCCTATATTATCAGCTTTTAGTGTTACAGTTTCACATCCTGCAGTATATACAGGAGTAGATGAAGGCAATGGTTATGCATGTTTTGGTAGAGGTGAGGAAATAGAAGTAACAGCAAGTGCTACAGTAAAACTAGATAGTGCTACTATGGAACTGCCTAGTGAGTTCGATACACAGACAGAGCATGATAATGCAGATTTATTAACATTAAATCAAACAACTGACACAGCAACATCAATAGCAATACCTTGTGGTGTTATGACTAATGTAGCTTACAATGAAGGTGATGCGATGATGTTAGATGTCGAGCTTAAAGCATTAAATAATGGATCTGATGCTGTAATTACTTTTGATTTAGCTTAATAACTAAAATACGAGGAGATCATGAAAAGAAAACTGCAATCAGGCAGAGAGGTTGAAATAAAAAACTTATCTGTTGATGAAAGAGATGAATTATTAGACAATGTAGATACAGACACTTCACAGGATGGAGTTAAGATAAAGGCATTACACTCTACTATGACAAGGTTTATTAGAATGGGTGTAAAAGGATCTAATGATAAATTTATATTATCTTTATCCTTCGCTGAAAAGACAGAGATATTCCAGCTTATGCAGGAGGAATATTTAAACCTGGGGGAAGACAAAGCCTCCAACTAACTCTTAATATAATTGCAGAGCCATGTGGAGGCTGTCAATACGAAAAGTATCCTTACAAAGCTCAATTACCTGTTCTTATTAATGGTAAAAGACCTATTTGGACTTTTAATTCAGATGAAGATGTTTGGAAGGTAATTGACTTACTTATAGAGGAAGCAAAGGATTTTAATGAGAAACAAGGCAAACAGTTTGATATTGAGTCGTCAGTTCAAGCTCAGTTGCCTTTTTTTTCATGCAAAAATGCTGTTTTTAGCAAGGAAATACAAAAAGATATACAAAGGTATATGTATTGTGAAAAGTTCGGTATTTCCCCCTACAAAGGAGATTTTGGAGATCAGCCCTGTTTATGGGTAGAAAAGGTATTTATAATTAAAAAAGCATTTGCCAGGTTAGAAGGCAATCAAATAGAGAAAGCAAAAAGTAAAAAATGACACAAGAAAGAATTGAAATACAATTTAAGCCAAAAGGCGATAAGGAATTAATAGCTGCTTTAAAACAGCTTGATGTTGTTACAAAAAGGCTAGAAGGAACTACTTCTAAATATGAAAAAGAATTAAAGGAATTACAAAGGGCACAAAAAAAATTAAATAATAAAATAAAGAAATATAATAAGTTTGCTCCTCTTGGATTTAAAAACAATAGGCTTTTAAGTAATAGTTTTGCTACACTTCGTTCTAAATTATTATTAGTATCATTTGCTATAGGTTTAGTAACTGCAGCATTTAAAAAGTTATTTGATAAAATGATAGAGCAGGAAAAAGCAGAGAAAAGATTGGAAGCAGCTATAGGTAAAAATACAAAAGGATTAATTAACTATGCTGCTGCCCTTCAACAAGTTACTGTTTTTGGCGATGAGAATATAATTAGTGCTCAAGCATTAATTGGAGCTTATACAGATGATGAAGAAGCTTTAAAAAAAGCTACAGTAGCTACTTTAGATTTGGCTGCAGCAAAAGGAATGGATTTAAATACTGCTGCTGATTTAGTTGGTAAATCTTTAGGTTCATCTACTAATGCTTTATCTAGGTATGGAGTACAAGTTAGAGGTACTGTCGGTTCTACTGAAAGATTAGAATCCTTAACAAAGAATGTTTCTTCATTATTTGGAGGGCAAGCTAGAGCTGCAGCAAATACTCTTGGTGGAGCTATCCAACAATTAGGAAATGCTTTTGGAGATGCTAATGAAGTTTTAGGAGGAGCTTTAACTCCACAAATAAAAGAAATGGCTAAGTGGATGAAAAAAGGTGCTGAAAATACAGCAGATTATATTGAAGAGCTTACGATGGATGATATGGATAAAGCCATTATGAGAATTGAAAAACTAGGTGGAAATGCTGATGATTTAAGATTAATATTAGAAAAATCAAAACTAATGAATTTAATTCCTCAGCTTGAAGGTGTAGATGATTTAGATTCTTTAAATAAACAACAAGAAGACCACATAAACAAGCAAATTGATTTAAATAAAAGCTTAGGACATGAAATACACGAAGTAAGTTTAAATACTGAAGAATATGAAGCAATACAAGATAAAGCACAGGAAAAAATGGGTAGATGGTATGATACCTTTTTAGGAGGAAGTTGGGCAAGATGGGTTGATGAAAAAACAAATTTTGACAGAAAACAACAAAAAAATGATGTTTCAGAAGCACAAGCATTAGTAGCAAAAGTAGAAGGTGCTAAAGATTTAGAAGAACAAGGCAAAAAGCAAGCTGATCTTTTAGAAAAAAACATAAAATTAAGAATAAAAGAAAAAGAAATTATGGCTGAAATTGAAAGATTACAAGCATTGATAAGGGGAGAAGACCCTGATAGGATTACATTTTTTGATAAATTGAAAAGTGGTTTTGAGGGTTATAGTGAAGAAATAACTAAGTTTGCTAATAATGCAAAAATGTGGTCAGGAGCAGTAATGGATATTGCAAACTCTTATAATACACAAAGACAAGCTGTCTTAGATTCTGAAAAAGCTACTGCTTTAGCTGCTACTAAATCTATTAGATCTGAAAGATTAAGAGCAAGGGCAGTTGAAGACATAGAAGAACAATTTGCTGAAAAACAAAAAGCATTAAACAAGGAAGCAAAAAGAACTAAAAGAGTTCAAACAGTTATTAATACTGCTGCAGGTATTATGGAAGCTTATGCTTCAAAAGGATTAGGACCAATAGCAAAGCATATTATGGCAGTATTTGTTGCTGCACAAGGAGCTATGCAACTTAAAGCTATCGATGCTCAAAAATATGCTCAAGGTGGTCTTGTTGGTGGTCGTAGACATTCACAGGGTGGTACTATGATAGAAGCTGAAAGAGGCGAGTATGTTATTTCTCGTAGAGGTGTAGATGCAGCAGGATTAGAAGCTTTAAATAGAATTAATGCAGGAGAAACAGGAGTGGGAACTACTATTGTTATAAATAATCCTATCCTTTCTAAGGATATAGTAGAAGATGAACTTGTCCCACAAATAAAAGAAGCCCTTCGTAGAGGTGGCGATATTGGAGTTGGTTAATGATTGATTTATCTGGTAAGTTGAAATTTAAATCAGATATAAGTGGAAATCATGTTACTATGTACCCATTTATATTTATATATCCACAGGGAGAATATGAAAGCCTTCCATTTACTCATCCTGATTTAATAGGTATATCAACAGTACAGGAATCTATAATAATGCAAGTTCTTGGTAATTCTTATACATTACCATTTCATTTAAAAGATTATAATTTAAAAATTTCAAATATTAAGGAGTCTTTAGATTTAAAATCCCATTCCATAAAAATATCCAATGTAACAATAACATTAAATAATTATGAGCAAAATGGTGAAAGATTAAGTGATGCTTTGAGCAACAGGATCAATAGCTCAGTTGCTGTTTATTATAAAACACAATCCTGCTCTAATATTCTAGACTGCCTATTTGTTTACAAAGGAATAATAAGAAGGATAAATCATGATGATTCTGTTATAAAATTAACATTAGAAGACTTAACTGACTCAACTTTCCATAAAGATGTTCCTATTGCAAACATGGGTACTAGTAGTAATTGTTTTAGCAAAAAATATCTTCATAAATATATTCCAATGACTTATGGTGGTGTTGATAAAGCTCCTGTTATACCCTACTTAGATAGCACAGGAGATCAAGGAAATTACTTCTTATCTATAATCCCTGATGATGTTGATGTTGTTACAAAGAAATATGACATAGAACAAGCTGATGCAAGAGGAATATCTATTTCAGGATTTGGGCCTAGCGAATCTAGTCCAGAAGCAGTTGCTTTATCTGATTCTAATCATCCTCTTCATATTTATAAAGGTGATTATTTTAGAGTTCTAAAAAATTACAATAAATCATATCACTATACAGGTTCAGATGATATTGTTTATGGTGATACAGAGCAATATAAAATTGATTCAAGTGGTGATTTCTTATTTTTAGAAAAAAAATATTCAAGTGGATTTGCACAAAATCCCCCAGCACATAATGAGCTACAGACAGTTAAAGTACACTATCCAACACAAGCTGAAATACTAAAAACTGACTGGGAAGATATAAACTTAGGAGGAACTCAAGGAGCATATTCTTCTCGTGTTATAAATATAGATACAAGTATCTATAGGCCTAATGCTTCTTTTGACAATAAAGATAAGCCTTCTTTGTTTTTAGATAGTAGCTCAAGCAATGAATTTGATACATATTCAGAGATACCTTATAATGAAGTAGATTCTACTGTTCCAGATATAGTTGAGAGCTTAGAAGTTAATGGATTTTGTACATCTAGGACTGACCCTAGTTACTATGGAGTGAATTATCCAAAAGCTGATTATAATGAATGGACTTGCAAAACTAATTTTCTGCAACTAATTGCAGGGTGGACACAAATGAATGCACATTGGCTGAATCAAGCAGAAGGACAAGAATGTGTTAAGTTTGTATTATGGCCTACGACTGATGAACTAAGGACTAAAGTTGGTCAATTTTTAAGAGATGAAGCTAATGGTTATTGTGATCATCAATATTGTCAAGAAGGTCATATATTTTTGAAAAGCTCATATGAAGCAAGGGTTGTTCCTGAATATTGCTTGAATAGTGCACACCAAAATTCTTGGGCTGACAGAAATAATGTAAGAGATGCAAAAGAAAACATATCTTATTTGACTGATTATTTTACAGGTGAAAAAGTCCACTATGATAGGATTGAATGGGATACTACTAAAATATCTACGAATAATGAAGATTATTCACTTAAATGGGGATGGGAATTTTCTAGCGAAATAGACAGAGTTTATCCACCTCATGGCAAACATCGAAACACATCACCTCCAACTGGAATAGGGCCATTTAGTTATGGAAACTCAGATATAGATGAAGGTCGTTTAAGTTCAGATGGCGAAGAGTTTGGGGATGATGTTTATCATGAATATTTTCCTAACAGCAATTATGAAAATCTAGCTCCTAGAGTATGGGTATATGATAGCCACAGGAAACAACTCCCATCCCAAACCCTTTATTGGTATAAACAATATCGTTTATATGTAAATAATAAAAAAATATTAACAGGTGGAGTAGGACAGAAACCTTGTTCTTATCCTACTATGGCTGTGAAATTTGGATGCCATAGAGTAGGCGATGAAAATGGAGGATATGGAAATAAATATGATATAAGCCATGTTCATGTAGGTCAATGGATTCCTGAAACTATGGGATCATATAGTGATATATTCGACTCAGAACATATAAGCACAGCAGGTGGTATAGATGCAGGTAGTAATTATAGTTATATATGGATTAATGTATTTAAAGATGAAAGATTCCCAGAAATACCTTACCTGTATGAATCCATGGATGAAAGACCAGTATATACACCTAAAGAGCTTTTACAAAAAAAATGGGGAGAAGCAGAAGACACTCATGGAAAAGGAAGAAGTATAGCAACTTGGTATGGAGCAAGATGGAATGGAGTAGAACCAACTAGTGTTCATTCTGGTGAAACTACCACAATGACAAGCACAGAATCATATGCCAAAGGATATGGTATATTTGGAGAATCTGAATATCATGTATTAGAAAGTGAAATGTTAGCAGGTTCTGTGAATGGAGAATTTGGAGCAAGTTGGGTTATGTATATTGATAATCCTATAGATGAAACCAAAACAATGAGAAAATTATATCAACCCAATTCAGATGAAGATTTAGGGGAATATCTTTTTGATGAAAATAATGCTCCAGAACATGGAACAATAATTCCAAAAGGATGTGTAATTCCACTTAATCATAGGGTAAATTCTGATATAGGGGGGAATCTGGCAGGAGGAGGTGTTTATGGGTTAAATACAGGCACACCTATAAATTTTCAATTATCAAAAGAGAGTGTAACAGTTACTGTAGGAACTTCCGACATTGCTGAAAGAAGATTAGGGGTTTTGTTTTCATTCTCAGATATTGAATCTCAAGATGCTGTTCCAGGAGAAACAAATACATATGCTTATGGAAAATTATCACTTTTTATACAGCCAGATGCTGATGATAATTTTACTGTAAATAATATGGATGGCAATGACAGGCTTCTTGTTCAAGCATATGCATCAACATTAACAGAAAGTGATGACCTTAATTATAATGCAGAATTTGTTTCAGGGACTGAAATTTCTGAAGCTGGAGAGGAATCTGACTATGCTTGTAATTTGATAAGTATAGATGGAAATGATGAGATATTTACCGATGGCAATACTAATCATGGCAATTTAGGTGAACAATGGGAAAGCCAAAATGGTTATTATGATGACGATAAATATTTTATAAAGGCATGGGATACTCCTGATGATTTTAATGCTATTAGTCTTATATATAGAGCAGTAGATATTGACTTTGATGGTGGTGATACCTCTCACCAAGCACAAATATCTACAAACATATACTCTATGGGTATAATACAGTTCTCAATATTTGAAAAAGCATTGAATGATGATTTGTATGCAGATGTAAGAGGTCGTGCAGATAGCGAAAAAATAGATGGAAAATTTAAATACACAGATTCTATAGGTGATGGTTTATCTCTAATAGAAAACCCTGCTGATATTATGTATCATATGGTTGAAAAGGAGCTAGGGAAGATAGATGTTGTTAATAGAGATAACTGGAGTATATCAAGAAATAATGCTATTGTTCCTAAATTAGCCTTTTCAGTAAATGAAAAAATAAATTCAAAAAAGTTAATTCAAGATATTGCAAAAAATACAAATTTATTCCCTTATTTTGGAAGTAATGGAGAATTTTCTTTTAAATCCCTAAAATCAACATACTCTGAGCATGATTTAGAAATAAAACAAGACGATGTTTCAAGTTTCTCATTTAATAGAACTCCGATAGAAGATATAGTCACTATGGTAAATGTAAAATTTAAAAAGGATTATGCAACTGGAGAATACACTAGACAAACAGGATATTGTGATGCTTATGATTTCTATGGTAATGGAGAAAATGGTCAAAATATATATATGTATGATGGCACAATAAAAAAAGGATATGACTATTCAATATTTGGGTTAAATAGAGAAAGTAATATATTGGAATTTGAAAGTGATTATATTAGGGATCATACTTCAGCAGAGTCTTTAAGAAACTTCCTTATGATGCAATTTTGCAATCAACATACTATAATTAGATGTACCCTGCCATTGAAATATATAAATTTAGAAATAGGAGATATAGTTAAGTTTGATAAATTAAACAATAAAACAAAGGCATTTGGAGAAGATTATACTAAACTTGGAATTCGTAGAAATAATCAAGTAATTTATCATTATTTTATGATAACTTCTATTACCAAATCTCCTAAGAACATACAAATTGAATGTATTCAATTACATAAATTGCAAGCAGAATTCACTCCAGGAGTAGGAAGCCTAAGTAGGAGGAGTGCAAAAGGTTTATTGTCGATGATGACTTGGGTTATAAATATTACTGGAGAAGAGGATTTTTCAAATACTAATTGGTCAGCATTGGAAAATCATTTTACAGAAGAAGACCTTGAGTTTTACAATAAAATAGTTCTTGATGACACTAGGTACTTTACATCGACACAAAAACAAATGGCAGACCTAAATGGAGATAAATCTGTGGATCAATACGATTTTTATCTTGCAAATACTATTATGTCTTACATATTGGAGGACATCTAAATGTCATATAGATTTTTAAAATTCATAAAAGATAGGAACTCTAAAATACAAACAGTAAATCATGCTAATCTAAACATTCTAGATGAACAAATAGAGTTAGATATAAATGGAGTCCCTTTATATATAATGATTCAATATACTGGCTCAGTCTATTTTAACCAAGGCAATTTCAATGGCGACTTCATTGCAAATAAAAACAATATTATTCTAATGAATAAAGAAAAGAATGAGATAGGCAAACAAATATTAGAATACTCAGGAAATTTAAGAATTATAAATTGTCAAATAATGAATTTCAATGGAACTTCTATAAAAGCTACAGTTAATAATAAACATCAGGCAATGAGATTGAATTTATCAGTAACGAATTTTGAAGATGATACATTAATATTATATGATGATAGAGAGCTTGAAGTTGGAGGTTCTCGTGGATTTAGTGGTGGAAGAGCATCTGCAAGAAGCAAAACATCAAGAACTGCTCCATCTAGAACTGTTTCACCTAGACCATCTGGAACAAGAAGAAGGGGTGGTTACTAATGGCTTATCAGAAAGTGGGAGGAACACCAAGGTTTTATATAGACCACATGCAATATTTAAAATCTATAGATTTTGATTTTAATAGTTGGTATTTATATAATTATGTTCCTAACACTACCTCAGGAGATGGAAGAACTATTATGCAAGACCCTGAATTATTCTCCTTAAATCCTGTAATTCAAAAAAAACTTATAAATCCAAGGCATCCAAATGAAGCTGATTATATGTATTGGGATTTACCTACTGCTTTCTTACAAGACTTTGAAGTGGAAAATAGAGACAATATTGGGTTATATGCTGCATTTTTAAATCATAATATGGATGATAGAAATGTCCAATTTTTTATAGCATATAGAGATGATTCAAGTGGGGGACAAGGAAGCTTGACTATTACAAAGCAAGAAATTGTAAATTATGGAACTACAGGTACAGCTAAAGCATTAAATGGATTTTCTATAATAGAGCCACTTGATAATGTTCCTAAAGAGTATAAGTTTTTTAGATATGGGATTAAGCACACTAGCAATAGCCTAGAGGCAAATGAATTTGGATTAGGAGCACTATCTTATGGAGTTTATTATGATATGCCTTTAAGTCCTAACCTTGACTTAACAATGGAAATAGAATTTGATGGAGTAAATAATATAAAAACATTAAGTGGTTCGACTATAACTCAGGCTGATTATAGTGGTTCTCCTTGGTGGTATGATATAAATGGAAATAAAGTTGAACCTTGGTCTGTAGGAGAATCTACAGGTATATCCAAAAGGAATGGTCGTAGAATTTGGTCTTTAAAATTCTCATATATGAGTGATAAAAACCTCTTTGCCTCTAACTATGGAAGTAATAACTATTTAGAAACAGACACAGACTATGATTCGACAGACTTAGATACTGATACAGATAATAATAATGTTTTTTATTATAATATAGACACAGACGACTCATTCTCATCGCAGGTGCTAAATAAAATTTCACATGGGGAAAAATTTATATTCCAGGCAGACAAGACATCTTCTAATCCATCAGATTTTGCTATATGTGTTTTAGATGGTGATTCATTCTCAATGAAAAGAACTGCTTTTAATGTATATGATATAGAGATGACTATAAGGGAGGTATGGTAATGGCATATCAGAATCCGAAAACTCCAAGATTTTATATAAATGATATTACCTATGCTAAAAGTATAGGATTCGATATTTCAGATTATGATGGCCCTTATTATTCAGATGGAACAGGTTCTCTTGTAAATCCTTTCTTGCAAAACTCATTGACTTTTGATGATTATTATAATTTAGTAAGTGATAACTTAAATGAACTCTGTATTATTGATAATGGTATTGTAAATTCTCAAAATCAAATAGGTAGAAGAGAGTTTTTGTTTATGTATAAATTGCCAAATAGAGCTGAAGACAAACCTATTAATTATATAGCATTTTTAAATCATAATTTTTATTCTTCTAAGTATAATTTTCATATTAGGTATATTGATCCTGAAGGCAGTAATAATGGTACTGTTACTCATGAAGGTGAAATAATAAATGCAAATTCAAGAACCATCCCTATATGGCAAGGCAGTAGTTCTAATTGGGGTAGGCCTGATAAAGATGGTTTTAGTATATATGAAATAGAAGGTGGAAAAAAAATAAACCCTCATGATGATGTATATCAAATTAGATTTTATTTAGATGATGATGACTTTGGAAGTACATCAAATTACCCTGGAAATAAGAGTAAACTACAAATAGGTTCTATGTTTATAGGCAGATATTACGATATGAGTCATGCAACTGATTTACAAGTAGAAATGACTATAGAAAATGATGGGTTTGATGCTATAACCACTCAAGGTGGTGCTCACTTAACTAATGTAAGATATAATGGAAGTCCTAAATGGAAAAGGGAAGAAAACACCCTAGGTGGTATAGTTGATTATGATGCTGTTAGCCATCCTTCGTGGACAATTGGAGAACCTACTGCTGTTGGTATGAGAAGGGGTCGTAGAGTATGGAAAATGAATTTCACTCAACTATCAGACAAAGACTTATTTGCATCTAATTATATGTCTAATACTTATGTACAAGATGGAAATGATAGTTCTAATGATGATTATAATACTAATAATGATTTAGTAACAGATAGAAGTGCATTTGAATATACATTGGAAGATGATGATTCTTTTCATGCACAAGTGTTAAATAAAGTAGGTAATGGGCAGAGGTTTATATTTCAACCTGATAATACTAATAACAATCCTGACCAATTTGCTATATGTCAGTTAGACCAAGACAGCCTTAATATAAAACAAGTTGCTAATGGTGTATATGATATTTCTTTAAAGATTAGAGAGGTTTGGTAATTAAAAATTATCATTTGGTCTTTCGTATTCACCTTTAAACCAACCATCTCTCCACTTAGCCATTAATTTATTCTTATCTTCATTAAACCTAAGCTTCTTTTGTTTTTTAAGGGGAGTTAAAGGATCTTTAGAGAGCTTTACAAAATTACATTTTTTATAGGTTTTAGGGTCATATGTCATATCATACTCCATATTATTTTATAATAAAGTTTATCATCATGTTTATTTGCATCAGGATAATTACCTGTTTCACACATTGGTATTAATTCCATTAATCTACTATGACTTATGATTTTTAATTCATCTTTTATAATAGAATAAAAGCAATAGTTTAAAGGCATTAAATTATTCCAGAACTTATAAACATCTATATCCTTGTCTTTCATTTTTATATTGTTTTTACAACCCTTGACTTCCATAAAACATGTAGTATTAGCCATTACAATATAATCTGGAGTGCTTCTTATTTTTTTCTCTACTTTCCAAAAATCACTTCCAAAGGGATGGTTATCAATTCCATATTTATAAAATTTTACATTATTTGATTTACAATATTTCTCGAACTCAATTTCAGCTCTATTACATTTCATTCTATCTTTAAATGGTTCTTTATAATTAGGCATTGTCTTTAATTGATTTTAAGAAGTTGTCAAATTTTACAACTGCATATACATCAGATCTATTTCTTTTTATAACCAGGACAGGTTCTCTATCCTCACAATTAGATTCACATTGTTCTAAAGATTTCCAAAGATTTAATCGTTCTGTATTTTTACATTCAAAGGAATATGGGATTACTTTTTTAGCAGATGGAGATAATACTATATCTTCTCCACCCATTCCCATTGTCTGGGATTTAATATCATCTTCTTCTAAAACTTTTCCTACAAATATACTTCTTAATTTATCCCTGACCAGGTTTTGAAGATTTCTCCCCTTCGCTTTCGCACTTTTTATCTTCATATTTCTCCTCTCTTAATTTAGCTGTATACCTTTTCATAGCCTTTTTAGATTCTGCTATTATACTATCAATTCTATGTTTTTTACATACTTTACAGATCATTTTATACCTTCTAATATTTCTCTACATAATTCACTTGGAACTTTACTTCTTTCATAGTCATTCTTTAAGCCTTGAGTACCTGTTCTACTTCCTCTCGGTGCTCTTTCATGATGGCAATCAGGATTTCCATTTTTACACACAGGTTTAGGACTCCAATTATAATCATTTGTCCATATATCGGTAGGTTTTGCTCTTTTATCGCCATACTGACAATACCAAATTGTATTTCTAATAAAATTTTCTTTAGTCATTACTGGGAGTTTTCTTAGTAATCCTCTTGGATTTTCTATGTAGAAATATTTAGGATTTAAAAGTTTTATTATATATTTAGCTTCAAAAACAATCTTTATTCCTAATTCAGCATCTTTTGTTTTAGGGATATATGCTTTATTTCCACCTTTCCAATGATGCCCAATACTTGCAACTGAGAAAGTAGTACAAGGTGGACTTGCCCATATAACATCAGGATAACCAAACTCATCAAGCATTTTATTTATATTAAAATTGGATATATCACATACTTGGTCTATTTTATCAAAAGGTTCTATATCAGTACTATAGGTTTGATGCCCTAATTCTTCTGCAACCTTGCTAAAACTCTTTGATCCTGCAAATAATTCTAATACTTTCAATTATCTAATGCTCCCTCTTTCTTTTTCTTTTTCCATAAATTACCACCAAATACATCCTTATAAATACAATCCCCACATATATTAGTGAAATATTCAGGCTTATATCTTGGTACATAAGAATAAGCCTGATATTCATACATTTTGTTATACTTTGATTTTCCACATATTTGACAAGTAAAACTTGCTAAATGTGATACCATCTTAGCTACATTATAATCCATTTAACAGGCTTTTATTTCTTCTATAAATTGATTATACTCATCTATATCATAATCAGATATAAAATCTAAAGTTCCCCCAAGATCCATATATCTTTCAAATGTCATAGCTACCAGCTTTGGTGTGATTGTTGTATTTTTAGAAAGGTCTGATTGGTTACCAATACCTTTTTCAAAATAGTGTCTTAGTTGCATTCTATATGCATCCAATACTGCTTCGTCTGTCATGAGATACCCCTATCTTCGTTTAATTAGCAATTAATATTATCAGTATTATTCCTATCATTATGTACTCCATTTATTCTCCTTTTATTTAAATTTAAGAGGGCAATATGCTCCTCACAAGGCAAGAAAGGAAAAGACCTTGATTATACTGCCCTCTAACCACAGAAATTGGTCTGCGAAACTATTTCTCGTCTTGAGGATCTGTCTGTGGCGAATTATAATTATTTATTTCTTGTAATGTTTTCTCTGCTATATTTAGATTGTCAGAGCCTTCAGAAATTATAGCTTTTAAACCCACAATAGCAATATCTAATTGCTTTGTTATAATCTCTAATTGCATTCCAAGTTGGTGATTTATACCCATTAAATCATCATTCATTTGTTTTCATCTTTCTTTTTGTTTCGTTTATAAGATTTTTAACCCAAT